GAAAACATACCAAGAAGACCACCTGCTACTGCTCCAACTCCTGCACCAACCGGTCCAAATGAACCCCCCGCGGATGCCCCGGCCATTGCCCCAGAAGCGGCTCCTCCTACATCAAATCTAGCCATATATTTCTCCTTAAGTTATTTGTGTCCATGTTGCTTGGGTATTTGTCTGCCTGGATGTCATGATAAAAGCTGTGTCGGTAGATGTATTTACCCAAATATCCCCAATTTCAAATGATGTGTTCTGTGCAGAATCAGCTGGTGGGTTTAAAGTAGTTATGTTCTTAGAAACCTTACCATTGACCGTTCTAGCTGTTAGTGAATAAGAATCAGTCAGCTGGTTGTATAGAGTTGAGTTGTCATTCTTAAGTTCACTTCCCCAGTTATATGTTGGAGGTAATCTTGCCATTAAACAATCCTCCCAACACCAGACATTCCCATCATGATTGCCTGGATCTCTACCTTGGCACCTGCTTGTGTATTAGAAAACTCAAGTTGAATAAATCTACCCACTTGATTCACATAAAGCTTGTACCACTTCTTAATCCCTTGGCTTGCCTTCTCAGATGTTAAGTTGATTTCATAAGGAGATGGATTGAATGATCCAACTTGTGTGGACTCATCTTTATCATTTACAATGACTCTAACTTGTAACTTGGCATCTGATGGTGTAGATGTGAAGCCCTCTCCTGTATAAACACCAAATCCAGTAGCATCCACACCGTCTAGAGTAAAGGTGTTAACATCAATCACAGTGATATAATAATAATTTCCATTAAGCTCCGTGGTTCCAGTCACTGAGTTGATAAATACTTGTTGTCCTGTAGAGTATCCATGACCTGGAATAGTGATTAAGCAAGGGTCTGTGTTGTCAATTGCTGTGATGTATCGGTTATCTGTAAGCGATGTTCCTGTAGTAGATACGTAGAAGTATACCCATCCACAACGAACTTTTTTGTTTTGTTCAGTAAAAGGATTGAACTTCTTGGTTTTTGTTAAGAAGTTAATCACCTTGGAAGCAACACCAGATCCTGTATAAGCGTTAAATCTTGATGTTTGGATCTCTACATCAAATGTGTAGTTTGCAGTTTGTATTTCTTTAATTGGAGCTTGCTTATCATTAACTTCAAACATACCAGACAAACTCTCAAAGTTAATGAAATCTCCAACCTCATAATTTTGAAAGTCTGTTGTCACTCTTAAAGTTTGGCTGTCTACTACAACAACATCTCTAATCATTACCGGGTAGTCTTCAATTTCAATGACATTAAGCTTATAGATCTGACCTTCATGACCACCACCAACTGCAAAGGGAGCACCTTGAGAATAAGCAAATGAGTTCCAGCTTCCATATACAGCTGCCAGTTCATCCCAGTTGTTAAAACCAAGTAAGTCACCCCAAGTGACATCAAATGCCCCAGTGAAGTTACCCATACAACTTAGAGGGATTCTATACACAGAAAAGTTGTCTTCTTCATAATTTGTCACAAGAATTCTGTCAGAGATCTCTTCACCGGGAGTTGGGTAGATTAAGTAGTGATCTCTATCTTCATCAACTGCTCCTGCAAAGCATTGGAAAAACCTAGACTGATCAATGTTATTAAAAGAGAACTGAGGAATTTTGTTATCAGATCTTATTACAGAGTACCCATCAGAGATGATCAACCCTCTTGTACTAGCAGCTGATGTTCTATTTAAGTACGTAATTGTCCCATATGGAGCTTCTGATCCACGAGATTCATCAATACGATCAAGTGAGAAGGGGACTACATCGCTACCTGTATACCTGACAACCCATGTAGAAGCACTTGTAAAAACAAGTAAGTCATCTCTGTTAAAGTCTTGTGCTTGGATGAAGGTGTCATCAGGAATATCAATAAAACCCGCTCCAATTGCATCTGTTGTGAATACATCACCAAATGCCCCGGTTCCTGAGATCCTGATCCTTAAACCTCTTTGTATGCCACCTGATTCTATGGTGGATAGAAGCAAAAGCCGATCCTTCATTTGTCTAACATGTAAGCAGCTTTCAAGAGGAGTGTTTAGTTGGGTATAAGTTAAGTTGATTGGATCCCCCACACCAACAGCTGATGTGAAGGTCACAGAGATCTCTCCAGTGAGATAATTTACAGTACCTGTACCATCACCTTGCAAGTTGCCAAACTGATCGTCAGTGACCGTTTGTGGGGTTGTAGGATCTAAGATCTGTAAGCTTCCAGGAAAGATCCCTGTACTAGCAGGTGTGTTAATGATGTAGGGTCCTGTAGTCCCATCACCCAATACACCAGATGCAGCTGCTGTAATCGAGGTACTAGATGTATAGACTGGGAATGGAGTTACAGTACCCCCTGAGTATTGATGAATCTGATCTACATAATTTACAAAGACTAGTCTTTGATCAGCATTAGGTGTTGGGTAGTTAGTCCATGAAAAGAAGTTGGTTTCATCTCCTGTGAAAAGGGTGGATGGAGAAATATCAACTAGAGTATTTGTGACCGGGTTATATCGATTTACATATCTTGTGTCTGCAACAATCAATTCTCTTGAATTGGTTTGTGTAAAGAAGTTCATTACACCCATGATAGGTAAACCGTTAAACACATTGTATGTCACTGTTACGGATCCTGAAACCGGTGCAGCAGGTAAGGTTATGGACAAAGCACCTGTTAAGTAATCAATGGTCCCAATTGGAGTTAAGCCATCAAAGAATTCTCCTAGGCCATTATCTGTAAAAGATTGAACAGGATCATCCCCTGATACCACCACACTTCCACGGGATATAGGGGTTGTAAGTGATCCAGTAAAGACCTGATTGGCACCATCAATTACACCGGTTAATGCTTCATCTTCAATGGTATGAATCATCCTAGATTCTGTGTATGCAGCGCCACCCCTTTGACCTGTTGCAAGTTGAGAATATCCCTCTCTTTTTTGCCAAACACCTCTGTATACAAACCCATCAAATAAGTCTTGTTGAGAATCTATTGGGTTAAGCCAGGGTTGCCTTTCTCTATCAAGACCTGTTGAAAAATCTGAGATTAAGTAAGGGGTATAATTCATTTAGTTCCCATAAACCGATACAGTGAATCTTCTACTTACAGGTGTGTTGTTTTGATTTCTAATCATGACAACAAAAGAGTTCAATCCAATGCTTGTGTAGTTGGCTATGTGAGGATTGTCAGAAGTTGAACTACTCAAAGATGAAACATTAACCCCGTATGAGTTTGTCGTTTGTGGTGTGGTAAATGTAATAAGGTAATTTCCAACACTAATAAATGTTACTGTTAGACCTCCACTTTGAGATAAAATGGCTCCATTACTATTTACAGAAGCCCAGTAAGAAAGTCCGGGTGTTAAGAAGTAAGTCTGAGATCCATTGTAATATCTAAGTTGGGATGCACCGGATACATCTTCTGAGTACAATATCCCATTGGTACCTGAGGGCAATCCAACTGGTGCTGATCTATCAATCAATGTAACTTGTCTATGAACACCTTGGTTTGCAGCTGTAGTGTCCGTGAAGTTATGATCATTGTTTATGATGTCTTTTATCCGCTGAAAGTTTGTGTTATTTTGTGCCGGGAATAATCCAGGACTTTGACTTGCATTTGGTACTGTTATGGAAAATGTCATCTAAAACCTCGGTAGTGACCTTTGATTCATGTTTTGTTGGTATGTTCTTGCGTACACAAGAGATCTATATCTACGGAATGCTGGTTCATATCTCTCCCATAAATCCATCTCTCCATAGTCACTAAATATGTCTCTAGCAGCTCCGTAAGAAACATATCTCCAAAGATAGTCTTCAGCAATGTCACCACCATCTGGCATCTCAACTTCTACTTGATAAGCATTGATCTTTACTGCGTATTCTTTGTCAGGAGGATTTCTAAATGTAAGGGTGTTGTTGTAGTACAATACTCCAACTGGACGGTTAGGCTGATAGGTTTGTGTCTCAGGCCATTTCCAATAAAACTCTTCAGGACTTTGGTACCACCAACATTGAAAACCATCTATGTAACAAAGGTTCCCAATAGTAGTGAACTGGGTACCTGAAGGAGCTTGGAATGGAGCTTGCAAGTCCACTGGAAGAGGGTCTGCCGTATTTTCATCAATAGAAAATTCCCACCAAGTTTGACGTTCGTTTAAACGCATTTCCTGACCCATTTCAAGCATGTAAAAATCATTAATGTATTGAAGCATTATCTGATCTGTAAACTGAGGATCTGATGCATCAACACGACCTGTTACATTTCTTACAATCTGAATTAAGTCTCCAGTGTCCTTAGCCATTTCTTATGCCACCGCTTGAGTAAACTCTAGGGCTTGGCAACTAAAACGAGCTCTTTCACCAACTTGACG